CGTGCCCCGTCAAGACAGCCGAAACTGTCTCGTGTTTGGCATTCAGTAGCGCCCACATGCGATCGTCCACTGTTGGGATCTCGCTTGTGTTGTCTACAGCCAGTAGCCACCATGCGACCACAGCGTTGTCTTGACCGATGCGATGCGCACGGTCTTCGGCTTGCACTGCGGAGGCTGGCTCCCATGGCAACTCAGCGAACACGACATGCGATGATGCGGTCAATGTGAGACCAACACCAGCGGATTGAAATTGTCCGATGAACACCTTGGCGCTACCAGTTTGGAATGCGTCAACTGCTTCCTGCTTCTGCACATCGCTGAGTCCGCCAGCCACCTTGACTACGCCGTGCTCATGAAGAGCACTGCTTAGTTGTGCGATGACTTCTTTGTGGTGTGCGAACACGATGACCTTCTCGCCTTGTGCGACAAGTTCTTCTACATGCTCCACCACATACGGGATCTTTGCGACACCGAGCAGTCTGCGCAGTGCATTCAGGCGTGTGATCACTTCAGCCTTAGAGGCTCGCCTCCACGCCTCAGCACCGCCGTTGGCGATGACGAAGTCACGGAAGTTCTCTTCGGCAGAGCGATATGTCACGAGATCGTTGTTGCTGATCTCGGTAGCAACCTGAGCACGGCGCTTGGCAGGTAGTTCCTTCAACACATCTGACTTGTTACGCCTCACATAGCAGGTGCCACGCAATTTGTCGTTCAACTCAGTGGTGTTGGTTGCTCCGTTGTACACATAACCCCAGCCGTTGTGGATCGGGTCACAGTAACGAAACAGGAACGCTGACTTACCACCGAACACTCGGTCAAGTCTGCCAATGATTGACAGTGGCGAGACCAATTCGTTCGGACGGTTCACGATGATCGTTCCGCTCAAGAGCGTCACATAACCCTCAGTCGGGATTGACTTTGCGATATGTGAGATGCCCTTGGTGCGTCCTGACTTTGCATTCTTCGCACGGTGCGCCTCGTCCACGATCAGTGCGCCGAACTTGGCATTGACGAGCCTCACTGACCAAGTGTCAATGATGCTGTCACCAATAATGAGCACATCTGCTTTGGGAAGAGCCGTCACCTTGTTGCCCGACACAATGGCTGTTGAGAGCCACGGTGCGAACAGTGCGAAGGAGCGTTGCCAGTTGATGCGGAGCGATGGTGGCACTACAACGAGGACTTTGTGTCCCTCCTTGTGTGCGTGCACTGCTACTGCGATGCCTTGTGGAGTCTTACCCAGCCCCATCTCATCTCCGATGATGGCACGGCGTTGCTTGAGTGCATACGCCACACCAGCACGCTGGAATGGGAAGAGAGGCTGGGCGAGGTCTACAGCGACTTCGCCATCGTGAGCACTGCTTAACGCATGGAGCGCAGGGTCAGCCGTGATGGCTGGCGCTACACGCTCAACACGACCAAGCAGTGCGCTTAGTTCTCCTAGTTGTGTATTCATGGTCTGTTACCTCCTCAGGTAATTGTTAGTGGACTTGCGTCCTCACAGCACACCAGTTGCCCGATGTGTTGTGAGGGCGCCATGGCTTGCGCCATGACATCCTCGGGCTAGATGCCCAACCTGCTTGCGCAGTCATTGCCGATGCCTCGCTTGCGTGTTGCCTCATCAGTGAGATGACGCCCGCACACACCGCACCGTCCGATCTCTTGACCGTACAGTGCTCGTGCCTGCACACGCTCTGCATCATTGAGCGCTACGAGACGCTTCACAGCGTTCACGCCACGCTCACCAGTGAGTCGCTCGTCCTTGTGTCCACCTACGATCAGGTAGATGGAGCGGTGACCCTTGAACTTCGGATCATGAAAACCCTTGTTTGTCTTCACCGCATAGAACACGAGGTCATTGGTGCCCGTTGACTTCATTGCATAGAAGCCATCAGGCAATGTCCCGAACAACTCATTGCTCACACGCTCAGGCGCTACAGCAGTTTCGCTGGAGCACTGACCGAGTGCGTGGTATGTCTGCCACTTACCACCGATGAGCAGTGCGTGACCAGCACCAACAGGCACAGGATGACCGCACAATGAGCACGGGTTCGCATACTTGTTGACAATGGTGCGCTCTGCCTTCGGCAAGTGATCGGTGCCCACACGCTTGATCTCAATGCGTTTGATCGCATCAATGACGGTGGACGCAGACTTGTTTGACAACTCATTCACCTTCTGATCAATGATGTACTGATCAACGCCAGCCTCATCAAGACCGAGTGTTGAAGCACGCTCTAAGAGCATCGTGCGAATGAATGCCTGTTGCTTTGGTGTTATTGCACCCATGGTAAGAACCTCCTCAGATTCTGATTTGTTTGTGTAACTATGGACTTGCGTCCTCGGAATGCACCGATGGGGGTCAGTGCACTCCGAGCACGCCATGGCTTGCGCCATGACTGCCCACTGCTCATTACTCACGCATTGGCAAGGTCGGAAGTGAGATCTGCGATCGCCTTCCACAACACTGTCTCAATATCAGCGGTGTCACTGATGAAGAGCGTGATCGTTGACTCCAACTTTGCGTAACCGAATGACTCGTTGTCCTGCTCCCACTGGGGACGGCTGAACGCCAAGTCTTCGTACTCAATCACGAGATCAATCGTGTGGAGTCGTGAGTCACCAGTCTTCTCAATCCGAAGCCCAGTTACTTTGTGAATAGTTGCATCCATGGTGACCTCCTCAGGTCTTATTAGTTGAACGGGCAATTGTATGCCCTCACAATGCACCGACACAACGCCGATGCACTGTGAGGGCACCACGGCTTGCGCCGTGATGCTCCCGATCACGCACTGTGATCAACTGAATGGTCGTACCCCTCGGGGTACCACTCATCACCGCAGGTTGCACAGGTGTAACCATCGGGGTATCCGATGTCGTACGCCTGAGCGAACTCCAGTGTCTCGCCTTCACGAAGTGACTCGGCTTGGTAGTAGTCGGCGCACCCAAGGCACACCAATCCACCATCGTCCATCACTTTGCCAATTACGACTGGGCTACTCATTGTCCTCGTCCTCCTCCACATAGCCTGCTGGCATTGTGATGGATGGGAAGTAGACAACTGCCTCGTCACGACCCATGCTGTCTTGGCGCACATCGTAAAGAAGTGCCCTCGTCAGTGCTTGACCTTTACTGCCTGCGTCAGCAAGTGATGATCCGAGGATCAAGAATGCTGATGCCACATCTTCAGTCACAATGCCGAGGCATTGAGCGCCGTACATCGCACGACCCGAGTACTCCATTACGGAACCCGCTTCATGGATGTCCAGTGTGTCAGTGATCTGTTCTAGATCCCAGTCTGTCAGTTGGTAACTCATGGTTATACCTCCTCAGGTATTTTGTAGTGAGCGATTGCTCACAGTCCCCAGTACCGATTGAACGGTCACGCCTAAAGCGCTGGGGGAATTGGTTAGTACGAACCCCAATTTTCATCATCGGTGACGATGTCTCGCACCACTTCATCAGCAATACCACACTTGATCAAGAATGCCCTGTTCTCTTCTGCCGTTCGGCATTCATTGATCGCACCGCAGGACATGCCGAGTTGATCCGCAAGTGACTGCCACAGCATCCACAGAGCGATGTGTGCACGCTCATGATGACGGTGCCACATTGCCTTGTCACTCTGCGTTGACATTGAATCAAAGCGGGCGTGCTGACAAATTGCCTTTGCAATTGTTTCTTCTATTCCGAATTTCATGGTTGACCTCCTCAGGTCGCTTACTTCGGCGTTGTTGCCTTGTCCCGTGTTCCGATTGAACGGCACACCTAAAGTGCACGGGGGAGTCGCTCACATCACACTCGTGATGTGATCTTCTCACTGATCAATTGCAGAGTCTCAATGCGAAGCCCCACGAGGTCATCGTTGAGTTTGTTCCACTCGGCATCGGTAACCGTTGGGCTACTGATGTGTCGGATGATCGCATTGACCACCTGTTGCTTGGAGCCAGCACGCTCAATCTTTTCTTGGTGATAAGCCTTCATCTCGGCGTCCTGTTGAGCGACCCATTCTTGAATGGTGGTCGCTTCCCAGTGAGCCATGTGAGACTGGATCTCCCGTGCTGACACCTTGCGAGTTGCCAAGCCGTACACAGGCGCTTGGTCTGCACTGGCACCCTCACTGCGCAAGTATCCACGAGCATATGTGTGGTAGAGCACAGCGAAGATGGTCTCAATGCGAGTACCAGTCTGCCTGTAGTTGTCGTACACGGGCACCTCACGCTCAATCACTTCCGTGATTGATCCGTAACTCGTGCCACGACTGAAGCGATGCTTGATCACGAATATTGCATTCGGATCCTTGGCAATGATCTGCTTGATGTCTGTTGTTTTCATGGTGTGACCTCCTCAGGTCTGTTATTCACGACATTCGCATGTCGCTAGTCCCCAGTCGGAATTGAATCCGCACGCCCTAGGCGCTGGGGGAACATTCACTCACCCGTAGACGATGTCACCGAGCACTGCGTATTGCATGATGTTGTCGGCGCCACATGCGTCAAGGTCTTCGTGGTTGACATCCCAACCAAGGGACACGAGCGCACCGTACGCCATAGCGATGTCATTCATTGACAACTTGGCGCTTTTGATGCTGGCTGGTGTTGGGAATGTGTCCCGATCGTAACGATCAGGATTCTCAACACCCACCAAGATGAACTTCTCACTCGGGTCAGTTGGCAGATTGTCATCGCTGTAGCCGTTCAGGTATCCGAACGCCTTCCACCAAGTCCATCCCAACCACCCCGATCCGAGAACTGCGGACATGAACTCTTCCGCATCCAGTCGGACGGTGACTGTAAGTGTTGTTGCTGTTTTCATGGTGTGCCTCCTCAGGCATATTCACGACACTTGCGTGTCGCTAGTCCCCAGTGCTCATTGAAGAGCCACGGCTGAACCGCTGGGGGGAAGAACTCACTCACACTGCGTGACTGAGCACCTCAACGCTTGCCTCGTACTCCAGTTTCCAACTGTCCAACACCGTGTTGATGCACTTGGTTGGCGTCATTGACTTGCCGAAGTACAACTCCTTCGCTCGTGTGCAGTAGCGATCCTCCTGAATACGAGCCACCACATTCTTGACCCACTGCGTTCGTGCGTAGGTGGAATTGTTGGTGCTCAGGTGCAGGACTTGCGCCACCATGTCAGGAGTGAGCGTGTAGTCCTCCCAGTTGATTGAGAGGGCTTCATTGGTCGGATCTACTCCGATGTATCGCTGACCCCACACACCGTTGTTGAAAGCGACCTCCATGAACTTCAGGCGTGCGTACACCTCCGAGATGTTCTTCTCGGTGATTGCACTGATGCCCGTGCTCAGGAGCGCCCACATAACGGAATTGACAGGCTCCTTGGGGTATCCGTTGGCGTTGGTGAAATTGTCACCGCTTCCATTGGCTTCCACATAAGCCTTGTAGGCAGGGGTATTACCCCATGATGCGTTGTATGGCATGGCTTGACCTCCTCAGGTCTATTTGATTGGGCGGGAATGCCCATACTGAGCACCGATCACATGACCGATGCTCACTATGGGCACCTCGTGATCGCTCACGAGATGCCACACACTCACTTGCTCACTAGGTCTGACAGCACAGCCTCAAGTAGAGGCTTGTGTGCGTAGTCATTCCAGAATGGTGACTTGCCGTCCCAGAAGTAATACTTCGGGGCAATGGCAACACCATTCACCTCGGTGTACTTGCTGTGTCTGCGCACGATGACAGGCAATGACTTGCCCTCCCACCTGCGTTCCACTTTGCGTACGAGCGATTGCTCGTAGCGCTCCTGCTTCACATCGGCATAGCCGTGTGGTTTGTACAGGAACTCCATCACACCGACTCGGTGACCGAGTTCTTTGCAGTACTCAGTCTTAGTGATTGCGTAAATGTATGCACCCATGGTTGACCTCCTCAGGTCGTTGTAACTGGCGTGTGCCAGTAGTCCCCAGTCCCGATTGAACGGGCACGCCCTAGGCGCTGGGGGGAACTCAATCACACAGTTTCTGATCGGTAACGCTCAATGCTTGAGATGTGCTTCAAGACTTCACGCTTGGCTTTGCGCAATGCGTAAAGTTCCGTGAACTCTTTGGCGAAGTCATTCATCTTCTGCTGAGCGAACGGAAGACTCCAATTGATTCTGAAATCGGCGTCATCGTTGCTGGCGTCAATCGTGACTGGCTCCAGTTGGGTGAGCAGTTCGGCAAAGAACTTGGCGTAATCGGAAACAATTCCGATGTAGTTGAGTGCCCGAAGTCTGTCCTCCGTCTGTTTGATCTGCCAGTCAAGAAACTCAAGTGCTACTTGATCAGGTGTTGATGTGGTGTCCATGGTGTGACCTCCTCAGGTCGTTGTAGTGAGCATGATCGCTCACAGTCCCGCATCGGCATTGAAGCCCACGACCGAGTCGTGCGGGGAGGCTGTGTCAGCCCTTGATGAATTGCAACTTGCGCCGTTTGGCTGAGTCACTGCGGTACTTGCCAATAGTCGTGTGGTTGAAGAAAACGATCTCAACCTCCACCGCCGTACGACCGTCACGCTTGCGGATCTCCCGCACATCAATGACAACACCGACCTGACCGCCGAGATCTTCATACTCAGCCTTGCCATCGGCATTGAAGCCTCGCAAGTTGCCTTGGTGATGACCTCGGATGCTGAAGTCCTTGACGATGTCGTGCCACTTGGCATCGGCGCCGATCTGCGGAACTGAGTCCCACAGTGCGATGTCTGACCGTGAAGCCTTGTGCTTGACCATGTCAGCCAAGATTCCAGCGAAGCGGAGTGCAACAGCCGAAGCGCTGTTGAAGTTGTTGAATTGCTCATCGTTGATATTCATGGTGTGTCCTCCTCAGGACTGCGAAGGCTGTGTGCCATCGGAGCGTGTGTGACGCTCAATCAGCGCTGGAGTCAGGGGGAAGTGCCCCAGCGCTCATTGAGCGCCACGAGCCAGCCGAAGCCAGCCCGTGACGCTGAGGAATTTTGAACCATGTTTGATTCTGAGGGCAGGAACGCAAAATGCGCAGGGCGAAGCCTGCGTGCCGTACCTGCCACTTGTCAAGGAACCGAGGCGAGGGACGCATCCCCCTCCACCCCAAGTCTTCCACAGCGGGTGTACATCTGTCAATAGGTTTCAAACAATTCTTTTGAATTCTTTTGAGCCTTGCCCAGCATGGGCGGGAGCCTCGGGACGGCGGGGACAGGGCTGGAATTGGGCGCCCCCAACGACCAGCCATCCATCGGATGGAGGAGGAGATAGAGGGAGAGAGAGGCATGCAGAGGCTCAGAATTCAATTGATCAATGAATACCGCAGGATGGCAGGAGAGGTGCCTAGGAGGCTCTGTGTTGCGTGCAGGTGCCGATATGGAGCGATGGTGCAGTGGATAGCAATTGGGGCGATTGTGGGGGTACTTTGTAACCTACCCATACCCCGCAAACCCTTACCCAGTATGGCTCATAGCCCCATTCGTAGGCGTACGAGAGCCTCTCTGAGGGTACTTTGTACCTCATAGAGCCTCATGGTGCCAAAACGCCTCTGCGCCTCTTAGAACGCATCCTGACGCTTCTCGTGCCAATTGCGAGTTGTCAAGGGTTTCGGGCACATTGTCATGCACTTGTAACAATGGGTGTGACGAACGACACATGTGACGATCGTCATACGAACAAGGGTTCGCCCCCAATGTTCCACAGAGATGTTCCACAGTATCCACAGGATATACACAGGGGTGCCTGTGGATAACTCAGCAAAGCCTTATGGGGTATGGAGCGGGCTGTGGATAACCCCCCATGGTTAAGTGAGGGGGCGAGCGGAGGCGGGGGGTAGACAACAGGCCCCACCCAATGCTCAATTGCCCAATAGCCCCATCCAAAAATCCGACCGACCACCCACCTCGCCCAAATAGCCCTATACTTGAAATATGCCTGAGTACACCTTTCAGTACGGCCCGTCTGACGAGGATGTGCCACATGAAGTCATTGCGAAAGAGGATAACAAAGTTGTAGGTCGTTTATCGTGGCACCCACAGATTGAAAATGTCTTTGTTGAAGAAAACCACCGTAGGAAAGGTATCGCTACAGGAATGTACCGTCATGCCCAGCACATTTCTACCCAATTTGACGATGTAGCACCGCCCCAACATAATCCAATTCGCACTGTAGAAGGCGACGCTTGGGCTAAATCTACGGGTGACCCACTTCCTCCACGTATTACCCCACGTAAGTAACCATCTATACTAGATTTATGCCGCTCAACCCTGACCAATTTCGTATTGAACACCAAGAACACTCTCCGTTAGAGAGTTCATACCCTGGTTTTGCACAAATTAGACGAGTTGTAGTGCGTCATCCTGACGTAACATCTACTGGATATACGCTGGCAGACACAGTAAACACAGAAATGCGACGTGGGCAGAAGCCAAAGAAGGTAAAAACACCTGGTGCTGGCCCTAATGCCGCTGGAATGGTTGATTATGAGACCCAAGACGGTGGAGATGGTATCTATATCCGCTACATGAGGTCAGGTGTACAAGGTGAAGGTATCCCTAGACGAGCCATGGACGCCCTAGTAGAGGCTCACAAGCCCTCTAGCATCAACTTTGGCAAGATTATGACCCCAAGAGTAGTGGATGTCATGCGCAGCGCCTCAGAACGACACCCAGACATTTCTATCCATGGTCATCGTGACTTCGGTAGAGATAGTGGTGGCTATGGTTCTATTAAGTTTAGAGGCGGAAAAGAAGTAGAATAGATACATGTCAGCACATG